GGTGGTTTCTTGTTTAGTCTTGCGCATAACATGAGTTACACGTTCGGCTGTTTCTAAGTTAGATGCACCGTAAGGCACAACCATATCTTCAGCGGGTACAAATAATGACACTTGTCGACCAAGTGCTGGGTCGTAATAAACTTTCTTAAACGCATTACCTGCTAATCCTAAACCCCATAACATTCTTTCATGTTCAGGTCTGTACTCAGGCATCATATCCATGAGTTGGTAGTTCATATTCTCTTGTACACGTTGTGCAGCTTCAATACATTCTGGAGTTTCTTTACCAACAATAGAAGTCTTCACTGGGCCTGCAGCGGGAAAGGTTTCCATCATTGTTTCAGCTTGGAATTTAACTAATGCTTCGGAGAGTAGTGGGTGATAGACAGCACATGCGCCTTCCCACGGTTCAGTACGTTCTTCAAGTTTTAACCCTAATAGCTCTAACCCATCAACATAAGTATCAAGCCAATCTTTTCTTGAGTTAACATCATTACTAAAATCTTCAAGTAAATTTGAAGACAGTTCAACTAGAGTTCCTTCATCTAATTCTTCAGCTAAGTTTTTATCAAACTCATCGTCGGCCATAGCATCCGGGTCAATAATTATTTCAGCATCACCAATACCTATAGTAACTTTTTCTGGGTCTTCTATCTCAATTTCAATTGCTTCTTCTGATTCAGCTAACTCTTCTACGCCTTCCGGCGCTGTGTATAAACCTTTATCTATGTCTGCCATCATTTATCCTCTAATTACACTGCATAATATTTTTTAGTATTGCGACCTTTAAACATCTGTATATCATCTTCTTCGTCATTAGGCAAGCGTATAAATCCACCCTGCCGAAACCTTGCTAGAGCCAGCGTTGTAGCATCAACTAAGTCATCGTTGGCACCACTAGGGAAATCGTTGCATTCTTCAATAACCTCATGCGCCCAACGTCTGTCTGGTGCCCAAACCACACCCCCACTAAACAAATCAGACACAGCATTAACACGGCTAATCTTATCCTGTCCCTTTCCAGGTGTAAATTCACCCACTGGAATTCCCATTCTTCTAAATTCTTGGTAAAGCGCTGCACCATTTGACTTTTTCTCCACAATAAAAGCGTCTGGTTCCCACTCCCGATACTCATCTAGACACAGAGCCTTGAGTTCTGGAAACTCTAGTCGTTCTTTTACTGCATTCAATAATATTATAGCGTAATTATTAGTTTCTTCGTTAAAAAAGACACCCCATGTTGTTATTGCATTATAATCAGCTCTATTATTGGCTTCTTGAGCAGCATCAAGCGTCATTATTATAAACTCACAACTAGGTGGATCTTCTTCTTCCCACATATTCCACCATTCTCGCTTAATTAGTGCGCCTTCTTCCGATGTTGGGTTCTGTAAGTACTGCGCATTCCAGTATCGTATGTCTAGTGCAGCTCTTCTACTCTGTAATTCTTCTAGCGGCCAGAACTCAGGCCATAATGGGACTTCATTCCCTTTTTTATCCTCTAAAATAGCTGGAAACTCTACTATTTCCCAGTCATCAACGTCGTCATTCTTAACCATCTGGTTAATTATCTGTCCTGTTAGGTCTAATTTAGACCATCGAGTCATTACTACAATAATTGCACCGCCAGGCATAAGCCTTTGTAGTGGTCCTGACTGAAACCATTCCCAAGCTGGGAGAAAAACATCTCCCTTTCCTAACTTTGCGTCTTGCTCTGAGTGTGGATCATCAATTATAAAAAGGTCTGCTCCACGACCAGCCAAAGCACCACCAACACCAATAGCAAAATACTCACCGTTATGATTTGTACCCCACCTACTGGCGCTTTTACTATCCGCTTGTAGACTGATATCGGGAAATATGTCTTTATAAGGGTCTGAGCCCACGAGATTACGGACCCTACGACCAAAGTTAACTGCAAGGTCAGCTGTATGAGATGCCATGATAACCTTCTTTGCTGGATGCTTACCCAAAAACCAAGCCGGAGCCAGATAGGAAATAAGTTCCGATTTTCCGTGACGAGGCGCGATATTAACGATAACTCGCTTTCTTTTTCCGTCTGTGATTTCTTCAAATAATTTAGCCAATTTTGCATGATGTTCTCCTACTTTATAATCGGGGTAGACATGTTTAATAAAGTCTAAGAAGTTTGCCTTCCCCTGTGTTTTAGTTAAGTTCTTTTTGTATTCTTTTAAAAGCGTAAGGTGCTTCTGTTGCTCCCGCTCACTCATATGAGGGATTTTTGCTTGAAGTAGATTTAGATCGTTTTCACTAATCATCGTCAACTACCTCATGTTCGCCTTCAATGACTTTACCTTTTAGCTGTTCTATAGTTTCTAAAAGTTCTTTCTCTAACTCATCTCCTGATTTAGTAATGTGCGTAATCTCTGTTTTTCTTTTAAATGCATCGACGCCGTCTACTTCTCCTAAATTTCTTAATGCTTTTATTCTGTCCGCATCTTTTTCTGCCGTTGCTGATAATTCTACAAACTTATTAACCATATAAAGTTTTAAATCTGATAGCTCTTTGACAATCATACAATTAGTTTGTGCTACAAGTCCTGCTAAAAACGCCATTGTTTCATTAGGGTAGTTTGCGAACTCAGGTTTAAGTTTCTTGTTTGTCATCATATCACGCGCAAGTTCTACGGCTTGATCTTGATGCTCTTTTGAGGGCTCTATGTTTTCTCCAGCTAAATCAGAGACCGTCTTTATTGTGTTGGCGCGGATAGAAACTTCTTGCTCAGCGCTCATCTCAGGAATAGCTTCTTTCTTACTCTTAGGTATAACAACCCCTTTCTCTATTTCAGGAATAACTAATAGATCTTCTTTTAACTCTTCCTCGGTTGAAGGAGTGAGTACTGGAGGTTTGTGTTTACTCATGTGTTCGCCGTTACACCTTGATTATTTGCAGCTATGCACAAGAGTATATCTGATTAAATTAATAATGACAAACAGAAACCATAAAGTAGCGCTAAATATAAGCAGGCGTTAAGGAGGCGAAAGAGTGTATATAAAATGTTCATACTCGTAGTATACGTCCTTCAGCTAGATCAAGCGGCAGTGAGAATCATTCCGGTTTTTGAGAATTTTTTGCGAAATATTTTTTTGATTGGCTATTTGTAAAGTAAGGGGGCCTATCTGGTAACTTTTAGAAAAACTTCTGGTTATTTGAGTATATTAGAATGTATATAGTAATAGAAAAAAAATTTTATAAAGTGGTGCATAGGGGGGGCGTGGGGTTGCTTGTATATGTAAAGTAATGTTATAATAGGGACATGGCAGTCCTTTCTGCCTACACAAGGAGAAACAAAAATGGATAATTATACAGCAGTAGGAATTGCAGAAGGATTTGAGGAAGCAGATAGTGAAGAACAGGTGCTAGAAGCATGGCAACATTTAGTAACTACAGGTCTTGTTTGGCAATTACAAGGTTCATTTGGTAGAACTGCAAGGTCGTTAATTGAGGAGGGATTGATTAATGAGTAAGCAAGTAAGTTGGAGAAAAGAGGAGGAAGGTGGCACAGACCTAGCAGGACAAGAAGTGACATGGAAGGGCCAAACCTTTCTTATCCTTCGCGACGATAGGAAAGCTAATTGGTGTATCGGGTGGGGAATTGTTACAGTTAAAGACTTAGCCAATGACGAAGAGTATGGATTAAGTGGGCGGTACTTCGATGACCAAGGTTTCAATGAAGGAGCATTGGAGCACGGCGGAGTAGAATCCTTTCATTCAGCATATAACTAACCAAGGGTTGGGGGGGAAACCCCCCTTCAATAATTATGGAAAAAGCAACAGTACTAGATAGACCAGACCAGATAGAAGCATATAGAATGGCAGTCTTTAAGCAGGGCATCAAAGCTTTATTGATCGGTATGAAAATCAACAGTGGATACACTTCTACCGTATGCAGGAATTATGTATCAGGCCTTACTGGAAAAAGATACCCTGCAGGAAAGAAAGGGTTAACTACAGCGCTCGATGATCTTCAAGATTCGATCGATCGTTATAACCTTCCTATTATTTACGACTAACCAAGGGTTGGGGGTGAAAGCCCCCATCAAAAATTATGAAGATTTTTTTGGGTAGTGACTGGTATCAAAGGACATCGAGATCCGGTATAAAAGTAGAGTAATAAGTAAAGTAATGTTATAATAATGATCCACTAACTACAAGGAGAATGAAAATGGATATAGATGAATGGGAAATTAACATTAAAGACGCTGAAGAACTACAAATGGACGATTATAGAGATAAGCTTTTAGAACTAATAGATGGCGGATTACTTGATGCGAGACTGGCCGTTTTATGTCTGGTCAAGTATATGTCACAAGACGATGTCAAGGACTGTATGAAAGTTAACGAACTATTAGAGGAGGACGAGTAATGAAAATTGTATCGTGGCATGTAGTAGTAGAAGATGAGAATGGAAAGAAATCTGAATTAGATGTACCCACATGGGCCGCAGAAAACATAGATGAATTTATAACTGAAATACAAGAGGAGGTAGAGTCATGAACACAATACCAAAAAGCTTTGCGGGTTTACAAGTTGGATCTAAACCTGAGACAGTTAAGAATAGATTTTCCGGAGAGAGTGTAGAACTTGAACCTCAGGCCGTCGCGATGTATGACGCGATCATGGGGGCCGAAGCCATGGAACTTTATGACATGATGCAAGAGGGCTTGACTTGGTTTCGCGAGTATCACCCAAAAGCATACATGACTTTATTAGACTAATCGGGAGGGCTTCGGCCTTCCCTTTCTTTTTTTTATTATCTAGTGACTGGTATCAAAGGGCATCGAGATCGAGATTATTTTTAAATAAGTAAAGTAGTGTTATAATTATAAAACACAATTAGAGAGGTACAAAAATGACAAAATTATTAAGTATTAACGCAGATGCAAAGACAATAAAAGGAAACAAAAAAGGCTTTATGACGGCCATACAATATTTAAGCCCTTATAAGGATAGCGGGGTTAACTTGTGCGCCAATGCAGACAACGCACAATGTCATATTGCATGTTTAAAATCTTCAGGTCGCATGGTTATGGCATTCGATGCACGATTAAACCGTACTAGATTATATTTAAATAATCAGGCAGAATATTTTAGGCAATTAGTAAAAGAGATTAAAGCATTTATTAAAAAGGCTGAACAAAACAATTTAACCCCTTTAGTGCGCTTGAATGGGACGAGTGATATACGTTGGGAAAATGTCGGGTTTTATTCTGAAGGCGTTTATTATCGTAACATTATGGAGTGCTTTGAAAACGTTCAATTTTACGACTATACCAAAATCCCAAATAGAGAAAAAAGCATCAACGGCGTTCAAAGCTTCCCGACTAACTACGATTTAACATTTTCTTATTCAGGGGCCCCAAGTTTTAAAAGGTTTAATGACCGTGCAATAAAAGAAGGTAAACGAGTTGCGGTTGTATTTGATAAGCTTGTAAATATACCCGTAACGTTTCATGGTCGCAAAGTTGTAAGCGGGGATGATACAGATATAAGGCATCTAGATCCTAAAAATACAATCGTGGCTTTATATGCAAAAGGTAAAGCCCGGAAGGATCAAAGCGGTTTCGTGGTAAAATGCAAGTAAGAACAGAGTACCTTGTGGGGGGCAGAGAAATCTGCCCTTTTTATTTACCTAGTGACTGGTATCAAAGGACAATGAGTGACTGGTATCAAAGGACATCGCCATCGACATTGGGTTTACGATAAGTTTTACTTATCAATTTGTTCCAATGTTCCAATGTTCCAACCCAAAACAAGTATACATAGGATTTTTCAGGATTCCGAAAGTCAAGAGACCTGATTTCGCGGTGCAATAAAAAAGCCTGTGAGCATATCGTACTTAAAACAGTGTGGAACATTGGAACAGCACACAAAATATACAGCACTATATATATAATATTAATATTTATAGTAGTAGTAGTAAGGGTTTAAAGGAATTCGCACCAATAGTTATCCACAAAGTAATCCACAGATTCTGTGTAGCTTTACATATGGAACACGTTGGAACATGGAACAGACTTTGGAACAGACCCGAATCCTATTAAATCAATGAAATCAACGAGATAGCACCTACAAGGCTCGTAGCGAGATAATTAGTAAACTTGAACCTTACCTATCAACCCTTACTAGAAAGTCGCACACACACCCAATA